GTGACCTGTGAAGCTGAACTGCTGAAGCTGACCGATGACCGACTGCGGTACACGGAACTCTGCGAACTGCTCCATAAACTCCTGCGTCAATGCCACCGCGTCAGGGTACTCGCGAATAATGTCATCAATGACCGTCAGGTACTCATCGCGTACAAGGCCGTCTATTTGCGCTCTAAGGGCTAGTGCGGCATCTAGGTCAAACAACACACCATCACGCAAAGGAAGACCAGCAAGCGCATCTGTGAGCCTTAACCGCAATGACTCCATAGCACGCAAAAGGCGACGCTCATGCGCCGAGGTCGCCCGCTCTAGTGCGCGTGTGAGTTCCTCACTGTCCATCGGTCAGCGTTTGCACTGGCTCTACTAACTGGTCGCCGCCAGCAATCTCATCAAGGCCAATCTTTTCGCGCACCTCGTTAGGCGTCACCAATCCGCTGTCAATGTGGTACTTGTAAATCTGCGTCTCTTTCGCAAAGTCACCGACCGCTGTAGTCGCCGTTTCAATCTCAGCGTGTGCCTGTGACAGCACCTGATCATCAAGGACAAGGTCTGCGATCTGCTTGTCAATCTCACGCAACAAGGTGACAGACTTGACGCCACTCGACCGAGTCTTTTGCAGGAAGTTAAGCTCTTGCTCGTAGTCGCGTATGTCGAAGCTGTCGGGGTAGCTAATCTCTACCTCGTGCAGATTGTGACCCTGCCATGTACACCACAACTGCCATAACTGCTCTTCAGCTAACTCTAGTATGTCAGCCTTCTCAGATAGCTTTGCGTTGAGCATTTGAAACTCTGTCTGCATAGCCACGCCTGACTGCGTCATTGCCTCTGTGCCGCGTACTGCGCCCATGTGGGCCATACGGTTAATGGACTCGATCTTGTCGTCTATAGAGGCTCTGATGGCGTCTAGGTTAGCCCCTGACGGTTGCATCTGGTACGGCTTGAGTGCCGCGTCCATATCATCGCTAATGTTGATGACCGCACCTGCGCCTGCACTAGCATCCGTGTCGTAGGTCTTTACCAGCGTCGGGTGGTTAGAGATTCGTATCAGTTGCTCGATTTCTGATAGCTCTTGGTAGATAGCCTGTTGCATATAGGCAATATCAGATATGTCAGATATGCCGATACCGCGCACGACCGATCGGTTAGACGGTAAATGCACTGCGGGTATCTTGCCGATAGGGTTGTCGATCGTCTCGATAACTTTGGCCTCGTCACCGTGGTAGCGCACAAGCTGTATCTGCTCTTTGCTCCAGATGCGGAAGTACGTTTCTGTCGTCGTCCCGTCGATACGGTTTACTGACTCGCGCACCTTCATGTAGGTAAGCTCATGCCGACCGCTAGGCATCCGCTCATACTTCCAGTCGTAGACATTCTCAGGGGTTATGAGAGTAACGTATGGCCGTATCTCTTGCGCCAGCTCCTCTGCTCTTGTCCCTGCTGTCGATTGCGGCTTGTCGAGCATGATCCAGACGTGACCGTAAACGCTAGACCATATCTGCGCCTCGCGCATAAAGCTGTTGAAGTTTTGGCCGTCAAGGTTGGCGTCCTTTAGAAACGCCTCTAGGTCGGCACTGCCTTCCATCTGCTGAAAGTTACGAGTCGGCGGTAAGCGCCACAGGAACGACGAGTAAACGTGTACGACGTTACGGCAGTGGTTGTCTAGCGGTGTTAAGGCTAGGCGTCTGCTGTAGGCGTTCTTGTCCTCGTTAAGGTAGCTCGTTAGGTATGAGCCATCACGGTAGTCCTGCCCGCCCATGTACGAGCGCAAATAGAACTCCCATCGGTCTACATTGTTTTCGTAATCGGGGTGCTGGTACTCAATATCTTCGTAATACATTTACGTCCACCTCTGCGGTGCTGTTGGCTGATGCGCCTTTCTGATTGGGAATAGATACTCAACCGCATAGCCAAGCGCATCGTTCATGTGATCAAAGCCGTCCTTTTCTGGCTGGCTGGTGCCTTCCTTGTAGGTATGGCGTTCCAATGACTCGATCACCTTCTTGCACTTAGGGTCAACGTATAACCGTCGCTGTCCATCGTTAGATAGTAAACGACTGTTTACCGCGTTTATTCTGTCCCGTACTGCCGCATGAGAGTTTCGGACGCGTACCTCGAAACCAGCGTTTTGCAATATAGACAGATCAGTCCTGCCACCCGCACTCGTCTTACGCTGACGTGATGCAGGGTCAGGGTATATCACTATTGTACCATTTCCGTAGCGTTCGCGAAGCTCTGCGACCATCTCGTCTGTGTTACTGCCGAACATGACTATTTCGTCGAAGATGTGGAGCGTGTCGCCCTTGCGCGTCATAAGGACGGCAGACATAGGATCAAGGTTAAAGTCCATGCCTACATGGATGACAGAGCGGTCGCCATCGTGTCGCTTGACCGACTCTTCTCGCTTAAATCCGTAGTAGATGATGCCGCTGTAATTGACGAACTGCGCCTCGTATTCCTGCTGAAATGTGCGCTCGTCGAGGTCTGCTTTAGCCGACTCTATTTCGTCCGCTGGTACGTTGCCGCCTTCAATGGTCGTGTACTGGTAACTTTGCCACCCGCCGTCGTGATCAATGCCCTTACCGTACAGGTCATAAAAATGGTTACGGCCTTTTGGTGTGCCGATGAACAGCGCCGAGCCTTGTTGTCCTCGACCTGATAGCGATGGGCGTATGACCTCGTACCAAGCCTCTTTGCGCATATCAGCAAACTCATCTAGCACCACAAAGTCTACTGCGCGGCCTCGTAAGTTGTCAGGCTTCTCAGCGCCTTTCAGCGATATGCTTGAGCCGTTTTTAAAGTTAATAGTCAGGGCTGTTTCGTTGGTCTTATCAATGTACTCGCGTGGTATCTGACTAGTCAGCATATCCCATGCAATCTCTTTAGCCGCCTTGTAGGTCGGTGCCACATACCAGACGTTCTGATCAGGCTTGCTGAGTGCGCGATTAAGTAGCTCTGCTGTACTGAGAAAGGTCTTGCCGAAACGCCTACCCGCCACGACTACACGGAAGCGTTCAGTGCTTTGGAATATGTCAGACTGCGGAGGTGTCAGGCGCATTCGTAAGCTGTATGACGACAGGCGGCAGATCAGTCACTTGTGTCTGCTCCTCTTTCATGTCTGGCAGGTACTTGTTGAGCAGTCGTATCCGTTGCTCGTTTGCCACTTTTAGCTGTTGCAGGCGCTTATCGAAATGCTTGTCTTCTTCTGGGTCAAGCTCTTCAATTTTCTGAATGTTATCAAAGACGTAATCGAGCCGACCCCTTTCGGCTAAATACAGCCGTAGTTCGTCTTGCCGAATGCCTCTTTCACGTTGCGCTCTAGTCTTCGCCATCGTCTATAGGGGACGGGATATTCGCGGCCCATAGTAGGCCATGCGTTTGCCCGTCTTTAATCTCTCCGCGTTTGATGTCTTGGTCTGACAGGGGATACGTCTCTACTTCGCCGTCATCGAATGCGACGAGGTAGCTACCTTCTTGTTTAGGCATACTGCCAACTGCTACAGGATGCCAGTCTATCGTTACGGTCTGCAACATATAGGTGTCCCCCAGCGCCATTATACATCATATAGTAAATAGGCATAAAAAAGCCCGCACTAGGCGGGCAACTCACAAAGCTACGGATCGTAGCGGATAATTTCGAGCGGTGGTTCGTCGTTCGTTCTTAGCTTTACCACCCTAAAGTCTGACAGTACGGCGGCGTCTTCCTGCCACCTCTTTGACATGGACTCTGCCGCTCTAAGGGCAATAATCCAGTCTTCAGTATCCTCGTCACTCAGCGACGCAAGTCTCATCATAAACGCCTCTAAAGTCAGGGTGTCCGTCCTGCCCATCTGTTTTCTCCCACAACTCCACGAACTCGCAGTAAATGTCTTGCTGTAAGACTGCCTCTTCGTAGTCACCCTGCCCCGCTATCCCGAATGCAAACAGGACTAGCACTATCCCTATTATCAGCACCGCATACGCGTCCGTCGATAAGTCCCTCATAAATATCCCTCACTTTGCTATTGTTGCGCAACTTATTTAAAGCCGCTTCCTCGATTTGTCTTACACGCTGACGGCTGATGCCAAGCTCTGCGGCTATCTCAGCGTAGGTCATCTTTTCTACAAATTTGCTGTCCACGCTACCCCCGTAAGGCCGCTTATGCGACCTCCTCCCATTTTGCTTCAGCCTCTGCGTATGCAGACTCATAAGCTTTGCTACCGCGACGGCCAGCGCCCTTGGCGATAATTTCAAGCATGATGGTTACGCCGCGACCCGATGGTAAACGACCGTCACGTAAGCCATTAGCAACGTCAGTAGCAAAGTTGCCATACGCCTCGCTAAGACCCCGAATAAAATAGCCGAACTTCTCTTCGTTAATAATGCGTTGCTGGTGTCGCTCTTGTTCGGCGCGTTGCTGTGCAACCTCTGCATCAGTAAGGCCACCGTTACGCTCACGCTCTGCGGTAAGCCTAGCTTGTAGCTTAGCCTCACGAGTAATGCGCTCTTGCTCGCGCTTAGCTTCTGCACGAGCGCGTCGTAGCTGACGCTGGCGCTTACGCTCTGCCGCTTCTGCGTCTGAAAGGTTCAGTACGTCATTTACT